TTAGCTTCCAGTTTGGGAGTTGAATTCGCGTCCTGTATTCCCGTTGTATGCCTCCAGATAGGAGCCATAATGTCGGAAAAGCATTTCTGGCCCCTTATGCCCCATTTGCCCAGCTAACCAGAATAGGTTCGCCCCTTGGCTGATGTGACGTGTCGCAAAGGTATGCCGTGTTTGATACGGGTTACGATATCGGATCCCCGCTTTACGTAATGTTGGTACCCATGCTTTCTTACGTATTGCATCAGCACCAGACCACGGCTCACCAGTCTTCGGATCCTCGAAAATCTCAACATCCTTCATGAAGGTAAATTGCTTCTGGTTAGCAAGTGCCACCATTGCCTGATCGTTAAGCTCTATTTTCCTTTTTCCAGCGCGTGTCTTAGTTCCCTTGGTAACACCGGAAACACTCGCAACGGTTACATGTGCTGTTTTCCCGATGAAATCTATGTCACTCCATCGTATGGCGCATAGCTCAGAACTGCGCATTCCTGTATTGATGGCAAAGCGAAAAAGGTTTTCCCATTGCTGATTACCGGCTGCTGCCAGCAACGCCTCGACTTCTGCTGGTGATAGCGGATCCACAATGTACTCTTTCTCATGTTCACTGCGTTCAGTCTGATATCTAGATGCCGTTACTAGGCTTACGGGGTTAAGAGAAATTAGCCCATCAGTTACAGCCTCATCAATTGCGCTGCGTAAAAACGAAAGGCGGTTTCTAATCGTTTTGAGGCTGGTAGATTGTTTCTGGATCCAGCTTTTCAACATTGCAGGCGTTAACGTTGCCACTGGTATTTTGTGCAAGTCTATAAGTGCGCTTTTGCACTTTTTATAGCCATCGAGAGTTGATGGTGAAAGTGCACGGTTTTCACAGATTTTTAGGTATTCAGTAAGGTAATCAATCACCGCTCGCTCTTTACGAACGTTACCAAATAAAGACAGTTTCTTTGAGTTGGGAAAGTATTGAGCGTAAACAAAAACGCCTTTCTCAATGCTATTTTGAATCTCCCCCAAAAGGCGCTCAGCATACTTAATGTTTTTGTTATTTAACTCTAACCGGGAAAGGGGCTCCCTACAGAGAACCCCTTTATACGTAAATGTTAGGACTAAGGTGCTACCTGTTTTATGGCTGCGGACGGTTATTCCGCGTGGTAGCGAGATTGATCCCTGTTCTTTCTTGCCCATTTTGAGACCTCAGTTAAGTCAATCCACCGTTCCTTCACTCCGTCGATTTTCAGTACTTGGCAACCGTCTTGCCAAACATGGCGTTGTAGACGTTTATTGATTGCATCAACTGTTTCGCCGGAGACTTGGCAGTAAATTGAGATAGGCACACATTCAAGGCTCAGCATTATTACCTCCACACATATCAAGATAGGCCCGCTGCAACGGGCCGGTAAACAATTTAAGCTGCATTAACTACTGGGGTAAAACAACTCTTAGCGATTGCCATCTGCTCCGCATCATTCATCGCGTCATGAAGCGCGTTGTGCTTAATCATCTGAAAATACGGCTGGTGGTCAGGCACATAGCCTTTTTTACTGCCAGTGAGTGCATCGATGTACGTCCGGACGTCGCGCTTGCCGTTATACTTCCATGGGCATTCCATGCGGCAGGAACGGTATGCGCTTTCTAGAATCGAGCCATCAAAGTCTGTACCGCGAAAGTAAATAGTCACACCAGGATGTTGAGCTATCCAACTATTGAGATTGAGCAACTGATCGGCTAAAGATTCTCGATCGCCGGATAAGGCTTCCTGCGCGTCTTGGTTCTGATTTCTCCACCAATGCTGTGTATCTTTCGAAACAGAGCGCCCCAGCATCAGTTGGTCGTTAGCATCTAGCAGACAGTAGAACGCATTAGCTGAATAGTCAGAAAGCTCAGGATCGCGGCTTACAGCCAGAATAGATTCGCGAGTACCTTCAAGATCTGTCACATCAAAAGCAAAAGCGCCAATGGAAAGGATGAGAGCAGAAGGGCGCACATCCATAGTTTCGGTATCGATCACGATAGTGTTAATCATTTGATTGTTCCTTCTGTGTAGGTGCCGCATGGCGTAACCAGATACAAATAGGGCCGTCTTCAGTGTCATGGATAGAGCCAACAAACCAACCTTCGCCATCAGGTATTTCTGGCTGCCATTCAGACATGTGACAACCGCTGAGAGTTTCATCCGGAAAATCTACCGCCCATTCGAGATTGTTGGATTTTGTCCACACATCAAATTCAGTGGTAGAAATGAACTCACGATCCCCGCAAAATTTCTCGTATTCAGGATGAGTCCAGTAGCCTTCTTGGTTGCGTTTAACTTCTGCCGGTTGAATAGTTGAGTTAGTCATTATTTGTCTCCTGTGCTGGGGCTACAGAAATCAGATAATCACCAAAATCAGTGATATAGCTAATTCGACCTGAACGCTGTAATGCTCCAATTTTTTCAAGCCGCTGCACCTGTTCTTTTTCCAGATCGTGACCGCCTGATTCTGGGTCGTCACAGCACTCAGCAAAGCGGTGTAACGCTGCAATATCTGCATCAGTAACAAACGAATGTAACTCACGTGGTATTACAGGTTGTGCTTCTTGCTTAGCAAGCTGGTGGACCTCACGTAATACATCAAGCCGTGTAATGGCATCGCGTAATATTGCCGCTGCTTCTGGATATTGGTCAGCAATAAGCTTCACGCCTGCATGCGCTTGCTTAACTAATGTTCCTGCTGGTATTTCACTGATGTGTGTCATTTGCGTAGCTCCGTCAATTCAACGTAGCGCCCCATAAAGAGATGCTCGGCAACTTCTGCGGTCATTGGTTCGATAGTGAAATCAACAACTGGAATACCATTCAAAAGTGGCCACGGATTTTCATCGGTGATCCCGAGGTCACGCTTTTCTGATGCCAGCATGATGAGATCTGCATATTTGACGCAGCTACTTAGCGCTAGCGGCAGGTCAAACCGTTCGCAGATAGCCATTTCAACGCGCTTTTCTAGTGCGCGATAATCTGGCAAAAGAAGTTTTATCGGTGATGGCATATCTTTGATGTAAGCCTCGGCAGCGTCATGCATTAGGGCCTCGAGTGCGAACTCTGGAGGTACACAAAACGATGCGTGATAGCAGTGCTGAGCAACGCTGTACGCGGCCTTGGTATGACCGTTAAAGCGGTTTTCTCTGGCAAGGGCATGAGCGATATCCTCGATCATTATCTGCTCGCGCTGAGGCTCAATTAAATTAAATGCTTTACCTGAGAAGGTAATAATATAAGGGCTGTTCACTTTTTAATTTCTCCACACATTAAATAGATAACACTTCACTAAGCACCGAATATGCTCGGTGCTTAAGACTGTATTAAATATTATTAATAATTAGGCTTTAAAATTACCGATGAAGGTTTCAATAGATTTGCCAGTGAATTGCTCTGTAAGCAGATCACGGAATTCGTTTGCAATTTCTTCCTCTACAGCTTCCAGTTGAACAATACGCAGGACAAATAAAGGCGTGTCACCCGTCAGGATACTATTACGCAGACTAAAACGGCGCTCGGATAAGCCTTCATAAGGTACGCACTTAAATTCAAAGGCCACAGGCATGATCTCTTTGCTTTTAGCCTCTACACTTTGCATCAATGACTGCTTACCGCTGAAATCAGCATCTTCATGATCAGCACTTTGCACTGATTCAATAGTGATACGGCGAATGGCGCTCACAGCTTGTTTAATTGGAAGCACATTGCCTTCGGCATCAAAGGCGGTGAGGAAGTCGCTCCAATCCTCTAGCCACTCTGCAAGCTGCTTCTGGCGTGACTTCTCACCATTGAAAGCAAGCAGAGCGCAGAACGGTGCTGTTTTCTTCAAGGCGATTGCTGCGGTGTTATCGGCATGGCCTGCGTTCTCAAGCGTGCCGAGGTTGAACACGGAGGTTGCACACATGTTGTCAGCGTCGATAAAGCAACGGGCACCCGGCTGACCTTCTGAGTATGCAGATGAGTAACGAACGAAATCGACAATACTGGTTGTGCTTAATTTCCCACGAAAACGGCTGCGGCCTAATTCTAAATGTTCTAATGATTTAATTTGGTGATTTTCAGGAATAATTACAGCGGGGCAATTAGTCGTTTTAATCGGGTCTAAATGAAATGCAGATAATGTAAGTTCTTGGATTTTATTAATAGTGCAAGCGTCTAATTGAGACATGTTTAGTCCTCGCTATTTAAAAGCGTTAATTTAAAAGATTGAAATAAAACTTAGGTATTGCGGTTTATTTAGTTACTCGTAATTTGCCGTCTACCTCTCCGGTAATTGCAAATAACTGCCCCTGATCTTCTTGCAAGATCGTTAGCTTGCCACCTTTCCCGACGTACATAGGTGTTTCGGTGGTGTCTTCTTCTGACTGCTTGCCACGAGGTGTTGGTGTAACGAACTTCAATTTGTGCTTAATACCAACGCGCTTTTCTTCAACTGAGTTGCTCAGGCGGTCAATATCAAACGTGAGGACAACTTGCCCTTTACCGCCATTGTTGAGAACCCCCAACGCGGTATTGTTGAGCGCAGCGGCGATCTTGTTAACGAAGATCCCCGCGTCGAGCTCGCCCAGAAAGTCGGGCACTACGGTCATGCGATCATTGCTCATCGGTCTACCCTCTGAAATGCGGTATGTACCGCGCTTATTTACTCCACACACTGATTTACTGTGGTGGCTGGACTTGAACCAGCGACGCGAAGCTCGGGCGGCCTCCGCTCTACCAACTGAGCTACACCACAACGTAAAGAGCGATAAACGATGCTCCCTACGTTCTGATTGATAATATAGCTACTTTAAGTAGTAAATATCAACTACAAAAAGTAGAAAGTGACATTGAGGCGTGGGAGGGATAGATAACTAGTTGAAATTAAGACGAAAAAAAACCGACTTACGTCGGCTTAATTTTACTTATCAGAATTTATGCAAAATCAACCATCTTTAGTGGCAAGCATTTGATGAGCTTTCCAAAAACATAAAGTTCGTGCATTTCATGATCTTCAATAAAGAATGGTGGGTATTTATCGTTGTCAGATAAAACAGCTAATCTTCTACCTTTAACCTTTTGTAATCGTTTAACAAAAGTAGAATCTTCAAAATTGAATATATAGACGCCATCACCATTAAAGTGGTCGACCTTACGATCAATGAAAAGCAGATCTCGGGGACATAGCGTAGGCATCATACTATCGCCATCGACGTTTATTAGCTCAATACCATCAAGAGTGCGGCGGCCAAAAAGCTCATAGACTCGCTCTTCTGGAATTTCTATTGAGCTAATAATTGTAGGAAATTCTTTATTTATATAACCATTGCCAGCGGATGCGTACACATCAAACTGGCGTACAGTAACCGTCCCTGAATTAATAACTTCGTGTCTAGGCTCAAAAACACCGTAATCCAGATAGGCTGGTGAGACTTTTAGCCTTTCGGCAATCCTCAGCATTTTTTCATCTCTCGGTTTAGCAGTGCCGAGCGTATACCGTCGCGCCATCTCATATGAGACGCCACTAAATTCAGATAGCTCTTTCACCCCCAAGTCTTTCTCTTGGAGCGACTTGTTAAGCCTTTCGGCAAAGTCTTTGTATTTTGCTTCTTCCACCATAAGTAGAAGGTTATGACGTCTATCATCAGTTGTCATTTCTATTTTAAGTTGCATGTTAATGCTACTATAAGTAGTATTTAGTGTAGTGTAACTAGGGAGGCTATATGCAGCATAAGTACAAAAACATTACTGAAAACGCCGTCAGAGTTGTTGGCTCTATTTCTGAGGTATCACGACGCTTTGGTTTCCGGTCAGTGCAATCAGTAGCCAATTGGATTGATAAAAACAGAGTGCCATCTGAACGAGTTATTCAATTATGTGAATTTGGTGAATGGTGCATTACGCCTCATGAACTTCGCCCTGATATTTATCCAAATCAAGCAGATGGATTGCCCGGTGGGCATGCAGTGTTATTAGAGAACTTAGGTAAGCAGTCAACGCTGACAACTATATCCAAAGTAAATTTTAGCTAAAACCACAACAGGATAGGAGGAACTGTGGGAAACGAACCAAAGTGGCAAATAGAGCGGCAACCAGCGTGGCTAGTAGCGGCAATCAAGAAAACCATATCCAGCCTAGATGGAGGATATGCAGAGGCTGCTGAATGGCTAGGGGTTACTGAAAACGCGATTTTTAACCGTCTGCGTACTGATGGCGATCAGATCTTCCCTATGGGGTGGGCCATGGTGCTTCAGAAGGCTAGTGGAGAAAAGTATATCGCTGAGGCGGTGTCGCGTAGTTCAAACAGCGTCAACGTCCCGCTGGTGGATCTTGATGAGGTGGAGAACGGAGATATTAACGAGCGCTTGATGCAGTCAGTTGAGTGGATAGGTAAGCATTCCATGTACGTTCGTAAGGCCACTGCTGATGGTGTTATCGACAAGGAGGAACGGGCGAAGATAGAAGAGAACAGTTATCAGGTAATGGCAAAGTTTCAAGAGCACCTAACTCTGTTGTATAGCGTTTTTTGTGCCCCTGAAAAAGTTGACGCCCCAGATATGCAGTCTGAGGCGTCGATGCGACTAAATCAGTGTGTGGAGAAATAACCGCGTGAGCAATTTAACAATAAATTCTCATCTTCCGCAACTGCGCTGCAAGTTGGTAAGCAATGCGCTTCCACCTGCGCCGTTACGTTATGAACGAAGAATAGCAAACCGCTGGGTGCCATGTAACCACAGAAGGGCGGTGTCCATTGTGGGTGTAATTCAAAGACGCTGGGGGCTCTATGACAAATCTTAATGTAACTGGCATAGCGCCATATCAAAACCATCAGGTTATGAACTCAGTGCAGCTAATGATGAGCAGCCGAGAGATCGCAGAGTTAGTTAAAAGCAAACACGGTGATGTTAAGCGTTCAGCCGAACGCCTAGTGGGTGCGGGTATTTTAACCGCGCCGTTGGCGCAGTTCGATTTTGAGCATAACGGGAATACGTACAAGGAGTATCGGTTTAACAAGCGAGACTCCTTGATATTGGTTGCCCGTTTGTCACCGTTGTTCACTGCGGCTGTCGTTGACCGTTGGCAAGAGCTGGAAAATAACACTCCAGCGCTTCCTCAATCATTACCAGAAGCGTTGCGCCTTGCTGCTGATATGGCAGAACAGAAAGCCGCGCTCGAGTACAAGGTTCAGCAGGATGCGCCGAAGGTGGCGTTTGTCGATCATTTCGTTGATGCCGCTGGTGCTAAGAGTCTGCGTGAAAGCGCCAAGATTCTGCGCATGGCTGAAAAGTCGATGATAGAGGCGCTATTGCGTGACAAGGTTCTGTTTCGTCAGTCTCGCAACTTATTGCCATCCTCAATCCACCAGCGTAACGGCTTATTCTGCGTGAAAACCGGCACATCTGAGTTTGGTCATGCTTTTACTCAAACCCGTGTAACGCCGCTGGGACTGCAATGGCTTGCCGATCGTTACGCCTCTGAGCTGATGGTGGACTGATATGAGCCTACTTTTACCATCTCGCCCTCTCATCGTGCTTTCAGACCTAGCAGAACGCATCGGACTAAACGAGGCCATCGTACTTCAACAGGTCCAATACTGGCTGACTGAGACAAACTCAGGTATCGAGCATGAAGGCCGTCGCTGGGTATATAACTCAATCAGAGAGTGGCACAAGCAGTTTAAATTCTGGAATGAGAAAACAGTAAGCCGCACGTTTACTTCTCTAGAAAAACAAGGGCTTATCACTGGCGAAAAACTATCGAAAGATAAGCGTGATCAAACGAAATACTACGCTATTAACTACGATCATGCGGCGCTAGATGATGCCGAAATTATCAACAATTCCATTGGGACAAAATGTCCAACTCCATTAGGACAAAATGTCCAAATGCAAAAGGACAAAGTGACCTCATGCAATGGGACAAAATCGGGTGATTCCATTGGGACAAATTGTCCTAATGTTCTTACAGAGATCACTACAAAGAGTACTCAAGAGATCACATCAGATAAAAACACTTTGGGCAGTTCGGCTGCGCCGACCGACCCAGAGGTAGAAATTACTGATAAAGCGATTCAGGTACTCAAACATCTGAACCAAGTGACCGCATCCCGCTACCAGAATTGCAAATCCTCACTCGAGAACATTCGAGCCCGCCTGCGTGATGGTTTCACCACTGACGAGCTGATTTTGGTTGTTGATTTCAGTGTCGAGCGCTGGGGAAGCAATCTGGATATGGCGCCGAACCTGAACCCGACCACGTTGTTCCGTCCGGGAAAATTCCCGACCTACCTGAGTTCAGCAACCAACTGGGGGGCAGCTGGTCGACTGCCAAGATCTCAGTGGCCTACAGGCACGCAAGCAAAACAGCCAGCAAGCTACGTCAATATGGATTTCTCGAAGCAAGAATATTCAGCGCCAACCTCCGGCTGGAGAACATGATCATGAAAATTAAAACCATGCCAGTTATTCGTCGCCATCGCCCAGCACTGGTTCAACTTCATCAGGAAAGAGCTAGACGTTGCGAAGCATCAAAACAGTGGCGCCGCGCTGAATATGAATGGTCCCGAGTCATTGAGAACTGCGGTACCGAAGAAGATATGGAACAC